GCCCAGTTTGATTACCAGACAATATTTCATTTTTCATTTGCTGGCTAATTGGCGTACCTTGTTCAGCCGCAATTTCTTCTGCATAACTTAATGCTTTTGTCATGCTAGGTCTTTGCAATAACCCACGCAATTCATCATCAACATTTACAGCTTGCTGTTTAGCCGCTTCATAAAACGGTTTTGATTCGGCGGATCTAATATCTTTAGCAGCTTGCAAAGTTATTTCATCACCAGCAATTTTGCCTAAAGCTTCTTTTCTAGCCAATGCATTTTGTTTTGCACGAAACGCATATTGTTCTGGATTTGCTTGCTCTGCCCATCTTTGTAACGCAGAAATTCCACCGCTTTGAGCCGCTTCTGCTGCTGTAGGCATTGAGCCTGGCACATATTCTTGCGCTTGCTCCAATCTATTTGCTACAGATGGTGCAAAATCTCCAGTTACATCTCGAAGCATTCGAGACATAATGTCTTGCCTGCCACCTTCTCTAAACGGCGCAGTCATTCTATTAGCCACGGTTGCGGCATAAGGTAATGCTTTACCAACCAAACCGCCAGCCGCACCTCCACCCATTTCGTAAGTGCCGCTTTTAATCCTTTCGTTTAAATTGCCTGGTGTTGTTGCATAACCATAACCAGCTCCGATTAATCCGCCGCCTGAGATTGTAGATGCTAAAGCAGGATTGGCTAAGGCAATAGGCGCTGTCATTGCAATATCAGCCGCTGTAGAGCCAATTTGCGCCATCGGTCTTTGCTTAACCCATTCTTTTTCAGCCCTGACATTTTGACTAACATTTTCTGGAACTAACCCAGTTAATTCAGCCAGGCCAACAGCCGCTTCTTTGCCTCTTTGTGAAAAGCCTCTGACTGCTTGCATAAAAGCATTTTCATCAGACATTTGAGGTTTTGAAACAGTACCATTTAAAACCCCTAGTCCTTCATCAGAAATAGATTGCAAATCACCTTTATGCAAAGACAATAAATCAGCATCGGATAATTTTGTTAAATCCATTATTGGCCTCTTTGTTTTTGTCTGCGTTCAATTTCTGCTTGAATGGCTGACTTATCTGGCATTACTGAAGCTTTAGGCTTAAATTCTGTTTGAACCCCTTGTTCTTGCAATATTTGCTCCGCACCTTTAGCGCCTTGCCCTGAACGAACTTTTAATGATTCAAGATAAACCGGAATAGCTCTTTCTTTTTGCAATCTTGTTGCAGGGTCGTCACTCCATCTAGGCGTTAACTCGTTGGCTTTTTGTTTGGCTTCACTTTCATTAACCCCAGAGCCTGTTGCAGCTCTTAATAAAGCTTCAGACAAACTTTCTGCGCCTTGCATATACCGCTGACGCGGGCCGCTTCTCATATAGTTTTCAACTTCTGAGCCTTTTGGTGCTACTGCTTCATAAAATGTTGGATTAATATCATTTTCTTTGGGTAAGCCGGTTGCAGGGTCTATAACTGGATTGCTTTGCTCATCAGTAACAATCTTAGCGTTTACCATATTATTATAAGCGTTGGTTGCTTGAGTTAGCCAACCAGACGCTTTTGCTTGATCTTCTGTTAATTTAGGCGCAGCTTGCGGCATACCTGGCACAGTTAATGGCTCAACTTGCCCAGTAACCTTATTAATTCTCATTGGCATACCATTAACAGTTTCAATGCCAAAGGCTTGTGTTGGCTGTCTATTACCGGCCAATGCAATTCTTAAATCTCTATTGGCTTGCGCTTGTTCTGCTTTATCTTCTCTATTTAATCGATATTGTTCAGCTAAAAATTCACGATTCTCTTTCTTATCTGCTAATGCTTGCTCACGCAAATCTTTAGCTTGTTGCTGCTGTAACTTGAATTGCTCATGTTGCATCATCGGTGCAGCCATTTCCGGATTAATGCCGTACATGTTCATAATCGCAGCATCTCTTTGTTCAGGCGTTACATTCTGCGCTACGTTTTGCTGATATGGTTGAGCTGGTATTGTTTGCGGTTGGTTTTCACCACGCAAGAAAGCAGAAGCACGGTTTAAAAATGTTGGTGATTGTTCTGGTGTTCCAGCTCTTAATGCTAATGATTGTGGCGCAGTAATACCGGCTTGGTTCATGCCTTGAATGGTTGCAATGTCTCTTTGCTTTTCTAAGTCCAAAACCTTTTGATTGGCTTCGTCTTCTTCCATTCTTGATTTGTACACTTGTAAAGCGTTAGCTAATCCTTGTGTCCATGATGGTGGCGTAAACCAACCTGAAATCATTTGTCCTTGCGGCGCATTTGTCAACGCATGTTCGCGTAATTTTCTGGCTAATTCTGCTTTTTGCTTTTCGCCAAGAATTTCCTCTTGATATAAACCAGCCATTATTTACTCCCAAACATATTAAATAATCCGCCAAACAAACCGCCTTGCTGCTCATCCTCTTGCGGCATTTGCGATTTAAATTGTGGATCAAATTTGCCGAATTCTTGCGCATAATCTTTGCCGGCATCTTTGCGCATATCTATTTCTTGACTAACGCCAGTTTTGCTAAATGGATGGTAAGCAATTTGCAATGGTTGAGGCTGCCCAGTTCTGAGCATTTCAACTAATTTTTGATGGTATTCGTCACCAAGCATTTAAGCCCCCAACATAGCGTAATTAACAGCTTTATAGCCGCCAATATCTTTAACAGCTTCAGGCATAACTTTTTCAAGTTCGTCAGCCATAACGCCAACACCTTTTTCGCCCCACAAATAAGTCCATTTGTACAAGTTGATGCCCAAATCTTTTATTTCCCCAATTTTCTCAATATCCGTTTTTAGACGTCTATCCGAAAAGTTAAATTTTGGGGCCATAGTTGCAACCATGTTCATCAAGCCAGTTGTAAATGCAGAATCTTGAGCAGCTTGAGTATTGTAAACACCTTGGTTGTATTGACCTTGAGCTGTAACAGCGCCTAACATATCAGGGCCGGCCACTGCTTGTAATGGCGCGCCTTGAGAAACACCCACTTGCGGCATTTGCGCAGTTTGCATTTGCGAGCCAGTTCTAACAGCATTAAGCATGTTAATCGGATTCTGTTGCAAAGTCTGTGCTTGAGCCAATTTTTGTGCAGCAGTTTGGTTCTGAAATTGACCAGATTGTAATGCCTGTTGGAATTCTTGATTTGCTGCTTGATTTTGTAGCGCAACGTTTTGCATACCCATGCCAAACATGCCTTGAGCGGCTTGATTTTGGAATTGAGCATTAGCCATATTTTGAGCAAATGCTTGTTGCTGTGCAGCGTTTTGGGCTTGTTGTGCAGCTTGGTTCTGAGCAAACAATTGATTTTGCGCTTGATTACCAAAACCGGCAGCACCTAAATTTTGATTATAAGCTTGACCTAAAGCTTGATTTGCAAATTGACCGCCTTGCAAATTCATACCAAACATGCCTTGTGCCGCTTGCATACCGCCACCAATGGCAGCGTTTCTAGCAGATTCGTAGGCTCGTTGCTTAGACAATCCAAAATTACCCATAGCACGGTTATACGCTTCAGAGCCTTGTGTAATCCCTTGGTTGGCTAATTTGTTTTCTAAATCAGCTTGGTCTTGCTCAAATTGCGGGTCTAAATACTGCGTGTTGGCTCTATACAGCGCATTTGTTGTGTCTTGAAGCAATAGATTAGGATCTTGCACACTTGTCTGCAATCTATTTGCAGTATTGTCAAAACCTCGTGTTATGTTTCCAGCACTATCTATTTGGCTTGATATTTCTCCAGCGTTGCCTATTTGATTGGTTAACGTCGGCATGTTAATGCCTGAAGCCATTTTTTGTGCTGTTGGCGATAAGTTGTTAGCTAACTCTTGCCCTTGCAAAGGATTAGCCATTGCGTTTTGAACATAACCAACACCGGATTGCGCAACATCGCCAAGCTGTTTGTTTATTGCTTGGTTTTGATTAAATAAGGCTTGCTGCTCAGGCGTCATTGTGACAGTCTGAGTCCACTGGTTTAGCGGATTGCCTTCTTTAGTTGAGCCAACTTGACTTGATGTGTAATCAACCCTGCCGTATGGTGTGGCTTGGTTAATCATTGAACCGTATTGCGCAATTAATGCTTGTTCGGCATTACCGGCTGCTGTTTCTCTAGCTGCGGCTGCGTAATCTGGAGCTGGAGGAGGTGAGGATTTGCCCATTGTCTAATGTCCTTTAATTAATGCATTAAACAGGGTCGCCCGTTGTCACGCTGGATTATATCATTGTTTAAAAGTTTACATTGAAAAGGGTACATGCTAAGAATATACAAATCTTCCTCAACGCCCGCATCTTTTACAATGTGTTCAATCTGGAAACCGCAATTAAAACTAAATTTAAGTGATTTTTTATTTGCCGAATCAACTACAGTCACAACACGTTTAACATTTAATTGATTAAATGCGTAATCAAAACAGAAACGCAAGAATTCATAGGTAAATCGTCCGTTTAATGCAATATGCATTTGTACAGAATTTCCGTTGTAATCCGTATACCCACAAACAGCAACAAGTTTTCCTTTTTTTTCTAAACCTATAAAACGCCCTGTTTCAGTAGAATATGTGCCGCCTGTAACAAACGCTATAAATTCAGCTTGTTCTTTTTGTCGTTCTATAACAATCATTGACTAAAGCACTCCACCGGCTTCATAAACATAGTCAATCGAGTAGTATCTAATATCGCTGTTTTGACTAGCAGTTTTTAAACGCATAGACACATAATGCCCCATCCCTGCCGCCATCTGCCAGCGAGTGAATGGAACAATGTCGCCGCCCCATAAGCCAACATCCCATAAAGCTGTGTCCCATAAGCCTGCATTTGTTGTACCGCCGTCCGCTAATGGGTAAGAAGGCGAGCTTCCTAAATCAAAGTCTAAAGCGATGTTGTTGTTATAGTTAAACGTGTTATCTGACCCCATTGACAGCCTAGTCATGGTCATGCGTTTAATTTGTACCTGTGAACCAAACGCTGTAAACGCTGGCAATAAATCAGACACAATCGGAACGCCGTTATCGTTATGCCCGTCCCAAAACTTGTACACTTTTGTGCCGAGGCAAAAATACATGCTTTCATTAGTAAAAATCCACGACGTGGCATTGATACCTGAAAAACTAGACCATGCGCCGCTGATAGTGTTCATAACATACTGTTTGCTCGTTGTTGAGCTAGTCGGTATGTTTAAAATTAGCATGTTTAGCGGGGGATTTAAGACTGCTTGCCAACCGTAATTGCTTGAATAAGTAGTTGTGTCTTGCGATATTTTTGCTTGAATTTTGTTTGTGATAGCCTGCTTCATGTTAACGCGGCTAGACATCAAGCTTTGTGAAAGTGGTATTAGGCCGTCCTTGTTAATTAACAGAATGTCGCCACCAAATTTCATAGTGCATAAGTCACCAACAGGCGAGCCAACATAGTAAACACCTTTAAGCAGCCAATCTGTGGCGCTAGCCGGATTTGTGCCGGTATAAACAGCCACTTCGCCTTTGCTTGTAATAACAACAAAGTAATCATCCATGCCTTCGCCAGCATCCAGCGACCATGTGTCTATCTTTACAATCTTGCCACCCAAAGCAAATATAGGTCCAAAATCAAATTCCTGTGCTGAACCTGAGACCGCATCTGTACCCAAATACCAAGCAGACATGGAGTCTTTTTCAACAAACCAAGCACGGCGCTTGTGAATTCTTACATCAGAAAATAAGGCAGTATCAACACCTGTGATGCCATAAGTGCCGGTATTGGTAATTGTGTACCAAGTTGTGCCATCGTATAGCCGCATCTTATCTTGACCATTTACGGCAAACATATAATGCCCGCTAGTGTTGGTCATTGCAGCGTAGTGGAATTGTGCGGATGTTAAGCCGGTGACAGCAGCCGCACCAACAGCACCGCCAGCAGAAACATTGTATATACTGCAAGCGCCAGCATTGTTGGCAGCCACAAAAAACTTAGATGAACCACTGGGCGGCTCATAATTTAAAAACGATGTGGCAGTGCCGGTGATGCCAGTAGCCCATTCAGTATAACCCTGACGCAATTGCAGCTCAGTCGGTAAACAAAACCAGTTGTCTATGATTACCGCTTCATTAGGTGACATGGCTTGGAGCGAGTTGATAGCGTTCCAACCACCGATTGGCGCGGTAACTGTAACTGTCTGTGCTGATTGTCGTTTGGGTTTTAGCATTAAATTACCTATTTAACATGAGTCCAACGTCTGCCCATTTTAATATTACGAATAGCTGCCTCACTAACATTAAAATCCCTTGCTAATCTTGCACAAGTAACGCCTATCTCTAGCTTTTGTTTAATAATCTTTACTTTTTCTTCGTCTAACTTTGCTTGCGATTGCTGGCTTCCTGCCAAATATCTTTCTCGTCCTTTTTGCCTCATGTCTGCAATATTATCTGCTTGCGTTCCATGCGATAAATGCTCTGGATTTACACAGTTTGGCGTATCACATGAGTGCATTATAACGCCGGTTATTTCTTGGTTAGGATTGCACAGTTTCCATACTTCTCTGTGAATCCTAACTAATTTTCTATCTTTGGTTATCCTTCCATAACCGCAACTATCTTTTGCGCCTGTAAATAGGTGACATCCGTTTTCTGCATAAACAACGTGCTGATAAACTCTATCCCAAAATGATATTCCTTTTTTAGGTCTTGCCATGTCAATCTCCAATTAATTAAAAGAAATTGCATGTTATCACGCTTGGATTTGTTTAACAATAACCTAACTTGTAGAGTTGCCGAAACCCGTATCCGGCAAATTATTTTGTGTGAGAAGCAGATTTGGATATTTTGGACTGAGTGACAACGTATCAGCCCCAGACTCGGAGGCTTTCCATTTCTCCAACTCTCTAACATAATCTTGCAGCACTGATGTTGAATCAAATCCCTTAATCTCAAACAGTTTCAGCTTTGTTCCTAAGATTAACAGCCTATCCGGAAATCTAAACGTATCGTCATCAGCAGTCGCTTTGGTTTTTAGTTGACCGCTATTAGATACCACCCAAGCATTTGACACATACTCAAAGCCCAGTACAACAGTCGCTGAAGGCATAGGCCAGATGGTGAATTTGTCGCCCATCATCCTGAAACGCATACGCGGGCCAGTCGTTACATAAGACGCTTTAAGCCATTGCCATTCCTGAGCATCTTTTGGGCCAATAACAGACCAGCGATTTGATTTGTTGTATTGAGTCTTATCAACCATCCGCGCATAGTCTGACGGCATGCTGTATTTAATCTGCCCAAACGTGATGGTTATGCCGGTTGCTGTAGCCGTGGCGGGCATCGACATCTCAACCGATGTTGGGCCAACCGATGTAATGATTGAATCCTGCATGATGCCTTCACCACTAGCCATAAAGTCAGTGGAGAGACCAACAACAGACGATAATCCGGAAATGGTAGTAGATCCAGCAGTAACATTGCCGGTATAAGTGTAGTAAACCGTTGTAAAGCGATATTCAGAGGCTAAAACCTGCCAATCCCGTTCAGTGCTTAATGTATCGCCAACGCGGTTTAAAAGGGCTTGTGCTTGTAAAACTTGGGCATCGCTAGAAGATGCGACAGCCGTGGGAGTCGGCAACCCTATCTCAGCGTAAACGTCTTGTATGTTCTGAAGTAAGGTTGCCATGTATCTATTCCTCTATTGGGTCATCTGCAACCTTTCGGCTGCGCTTAGGTTTTTCGTTCAATGAATCCATCAGTAATTGCATTTTCTCTTGCAACTCTTGAATTTGTGCAGCTTGTTGGTTAATCACTTCGTCAGCATTAACCTTGCCTCTGTTTAGATAAGCTTGGGCTTTGTTTCTAATCTGAGAACCACCCATTAATCTTGCAAAAGCAGCATCAGGCGCACCGGCTACCTGCTCGACAAATTTAAAACCTTGATAAGTCAGTTCGGTTTTTAATGAGTCGTGAATTTCATCCCATTCTGCAATCGGATGACCTTTTAAATCCTTAAATCCTTTGTAGGCTTCCCACTGTCTAGCAAAACGCTGCTTATGCGTGTCCGTTGCTTGAGTGTCAATCGTTAAGGTTTTATCACCTGGTACAGCAATTCTAACAAAATCGGTTTCCTCACCTTCCCAGAAACCAGAGTAAAACATAACATCTAAGTAAGCATCGCCGCCGGTATCGCCGACGTAACTAATTTGGTCTGACATAATATCCTCGCATTAAAAGGGGGCTAAGTTGTTAGCCCCCGTCATTATATCACTTAGACGATTTGGCCTTGGTGATGTGGTCTGCTAATTTCAATTAACGCTAAGCCAGCTGAAGGTGTGCCAGTGGTTGTGGTCACTTTAGCACCCAAGATTTGCTCGCCGTTCACAGCAGCATCGTCAACAGAGCCTGGAGTAGCAGCCAAAGCAAACACGTCAGCACCAACAGTCATGGCGTTCGGTGCTTTAACAGCAGCAATACCAGTGATTTGATACCAGCCATATTGATTGGCTACGTTAGCAGACATTGACACGGCAACAGGGCCGACACCGCCAGTGGCAGGGGCTAAGGCTGTAGTGCCTAAGTAAGAATCATAATCGACTAACGAGCCAACAACAGTAGATGCCACGCCTTTCAAGTAAATGAACTCACCAGCGTTATAAACAGGGTCAACCGCACGAACGATTGTGCCTAATGCGTGGTTTTGTACTGTGTCAGTTGTATTAATATTTTGAGCGCCGATTAACGGGTCAGTAATTGAATAAGCCATGTTTAGCTCCTAATTAAAGAGTTGAATAAGTGGCGTTGAATTGTGCGCCTGAGCAAGTCAATGCACCAGACCAGCCAATTAAACGAACGATAGCATCTTGGTTAACAGCTTGACGGTCGCCACCAATTGCAACGAAGTTACGGTCTTTGTGCGGACGGAAATGCACAAATTTGGTATTGATAAAGTCCATTCTGGTTGAAGTTTGGTTGCCACCAATACCACCACCCAACACAACGTCAGCAGTACCAGCACCGCCGTAGAATTTGATTGTACTGAAACCAGCTGCGCCTAATTTGTCGTCTGAAATACGCTGAATAGCTTGCAAAGAAGCTAAGTACAAGCTGTAGGCAGTTGTGCCAGCATAAATTAAGTCGATATGGTCAGTGCCACGAACACGGCTCAGAGCAACTTGGTTCATTTGGCTTTGGATGTTTGAAGCAGTAGCAGCAGCACCGAAAGACGATGTGCCAACATACGCACCATTTTGCCAGAATGACCAAGTACCACGGTCAATACCGCCGTAAGTGCCTGAAGTTGGTGAAGTGCTAATCATAGCAGCCAAACCAACCAAGTTTTTACCAGCGTTGCCTGTACCATCGCCATGCAAGTCTAAATCAATTTTGTTGCGTAAACGTGACTCAGCAATGTCAACACGAGTAGCCAACAAATCAATCATTTGCTCTTTACCGCTGTTTTGCAACATTTCAGGGCCTGAAATGGTTACAGCATCAGCATAATGCTTCATGGTGAACTGAGCAGCAGAAATAGGGTTATCAGGTGAAATATTGATGGTTTCGTAACCGCTGTAAGACGACGCAAAGTTAGTGCTTGGGTCGTTGTAATAAATTTCTTGCAATACGGTGCTACCACCCGAAATAGGCTTAATGTTGCCTCTTTCTTGCAGTTTTAACAATAAAGCGTTGTTGTTGGTCAAGTTGTCTTGAGCAGCTTTTGTACGGCTCTCGATGGTGGTTGCGATAATGTCACTAATCGCGCTGTTTGCGTAAGCCATTCTGGCCTCCTATTTAAAGTAATGAGTTATAGCAATCCGTGTTGGCGCATAGCCATTCGAACTGCGTCTTCGGTTGTAGCTGGTATGGCAGTGTTTTTAACGCCTACAGGCGATCCTTTCACTGACACAGCAGCAGCCTTAGCTGCCTTAGCAGCTTGGTCGGCTTGGCTTAATGCGCTACGCTCTGAATTGGCTTGCTGTCTAGCTTGCGTTTTCTGGAATACGTTGTCATCTAAGCGTACAGCCTTGGCATAAGCATCTGATAAGTCCGTTGCCAAACCTCTGTCCAAAAGGTCTGCCATCGTTAAACGGACGTCCTCAAAAAACTCATGCTGTTGCCCAAATTCTTCAATCGTTGAATAAATTTGCGCATCCTCATGGCTTTGTCGAAAGTTGGAGGCCTCAGCTAACTGGCTTTGAGTCCAGTCAAGCTGTTGTTTGAGATTCATTAATTGCGGATCGTATGGTATGCCGGCAAGCGCACCAATGTCGATTCCGTAATCATGTGCTAATTTTTGGAACATTTCAACCTTTTCCTGTGGCGAACCTGTCCGCAAAGTTCTTTCAGTTTTGAGCAAATTAGGAAAAGCCACTTCCGGAGCTACTCCTAATTGACTCAAATATTCTTTAAACGGCGCAATAGACTTGTCTATAGTTTTGCCATAATTTGCCGCTTCTTTATATTGCTCAATACCTTTATGGAACTGTTCTTGCCGGTCAATAATGTGTTTTTGCACATCCTGAGGAAGTTTAGACAATTTTTCAGCCGCTTCTGGCTTCCATGATTTCCACGGGTCATGCGCCGGCTTTTCTACTGACTTTTCCTCTGTTTCTTGCTTTTCCACTTCCTGTGGAGCTTCTTCAGGGCTAGGCGATTCTGATTCGACTTTGTCAAAAGCTTTCTCAATTATCTCTCTAGTATCAATCGGTTGTTCTTCTGTCGAGGCTTCGACAATCTCGTTTTCTTCGTTCATAAGTTTCCTATGCTATTGCGTCAAGTCGTTGCGCTATTTCGCGTTTAATTTCTTCCTTTCGCCTTTTCTCGGCAAACAAATCCCTTTTAGGCGTCATATCTTCATTACCCACCTCTGTGCATCCATGCTGCTTTAAATGGTTTCTGTGCTGGCTTCTTGATGTAATCATTTCGCCAGTTACCATTGATTTGTAAGGCTTTATATCTTCAAATACCTTTGGTGCGGATAACACCCTGGACATTTGCTGCCCACAGCAATCAGGCAAATCCTTGTAATCCGCCAGCTTGCGGAATATATCCTCATGCTTGTTGCATATTTTGCAGGCTACTTCATAGACCGGCATTATCTAAACCCTCAACAATTAGCTTAGGCGCTTCACCATTATCCCAACCCCCAAAGATTCTAAGCGGTGCGGCAGGGAACGGTATCACCGGCAAAGCGGCTAGCTGCTCATCGGTAAAGTCACCTAACAGGTTGCACATATAACCTACATAACCATCAACAAAGCCAATAACATCAATGGCATAGTCTGTTGGGGTTACATTAGCCGCTTCTAAAGCGGCATTTAATGCGTCTTCGTCTGTTGCTACTAAATATAAAACTATCATGCTGTCAGACTCTGTAAAGTAGTATTGGGTAACCGCTGGCTGTAGTAGCGGATTGTGCGGATGTGGCCGTTGAGGTAGTTTACAAAAACTCCTGTAGGAGCCCCTAAAAGCATTTGCGTATTAGTACCAAAAACATTAGCATCCGTTGCAACTGTTCCAGCATTGCCACACACTGAGCGACCAGCGCTATCATAAGCTACTATTAATTTTGCTGCTGGTACAGTAGAGCTTCCAGCTAATAATGTTGTTCCATTGTAAGTTGATGGAACACCTTTATTATTAAAATAGCCTGCTATTTGATTGTTACCGCTACCAGCTAAAACTGAAATATTAGTTGTTGAGACTGGGGTGTTTGAATCTCCTTCCCAATAAAACGTCCCAGCACTCGCATTATACCAACTACTAAAATTCGTCCCTGTCATTACAGCTTGGTCTGCGTTGCGGGTTACTTGAGCAGAGGTTGTTGGGATGTAGGATGTAGCAAAACTAGCCATTAGACTGTCCTTTCAGAAAAAAAGTCGCCGTGTAATTGTTTACGCTTATCATTGGCAAATTTACATGCATCATCAAACTCTTTGAATCTTGCAGATATTTTTTGATTGTTTTTAAATATTTGAACAATCCATCTTTGATAAGTATTGCACCAACTAACATTACGAACACCACTAGAATTATCAGATTTAATTTTTGAATTCCAAGCGTTATTTGCTGTTGTCGCTTCACGCAAATTTTCAATTCTATTGTTTAATTTATTGCCATCTATATGATCAATTATTTTTGGCAGTTCTTTACCGTGCCAAAGCCAAATCAATCTATGCGCTCTGTATTTCTTACCATTTAACGTAATTGTTCTATACCCATTAACATCTATTGTGCCGGCGGGTACATCTATAGAATGTCGTTTGTTTGATTTTTTTCGCCAATACAAATTACCATCGACATAATCAAAAAGTTCTTTAACTAAATCAAATTCTATCATTCTAATTGCGCTCCCCAAACATAAGCATATTCTCCTGCCGTCTCAGCATTACCCGTAAAACAAGGATATATGGCTAAAGAATCGGCAACAGTAATACCTGAAGTAACCGGAATAACTATCCGCCAAAAACCATTTCCCGCTGCTGTAGCGGTTGCGCCTGTTCCAATTGTTTGCGTAACTACGCCAGTACCATAGTTTATGCTTAAAACAGCTAAATTTGTTGCTGTTGTATTGTTATAAACGGCAAAACTATTCGCATCTATTACCCCGCTGCCTTGTTTTGCATAGATACTGTAAGTTTGTGTTGTTGCTGCTGCATTTATATGCTGCTTTAATAGTGTGGCAACAGATGCTGTTGCTTGTATTCTAGCGGCTGTTAAAGTCCCATCAGGCGCAATACCTGACGCACCTAATGTAATATTTGTCTTTAACCATGCTGCGTTTGTCCAGTCTTGCGAATATAGACAAAGGTTCACCCTTTGTTCTTCAATCAACAACGACTTCGGCCCTACGGCATCCCATAGACCTTGATAAATCTTAGCATTGCCGTTTAGTGTCCAAACTTCGCCGGTTTCTAGACCGGTAAATGTTGAGCCGCTTGTCCAGTTGCTAGGGTCAAAATCCATGACCATAGTGCTTGAACCAGTAAACTTAAGGCCGGCATACACATGCGAGTCGTAAATCTTACCAAACAGGTCAAAACCTGAAGATGCTAGGCTTCCAAACTGTACTTGTGTGCTTGTAGCGTTGTATAAGCTGCCCGCTGTGCCGGTTTGTTGAGTGCCTAATAATGTAAAAGTTGTACCATTTTCAGACGTGTAAAAACGAATAATGCCTGTTGCTGCTTCACGCTGTACGCCAACAAAGTGTGTTGTTCCGTCTGTGAATCCTGTAGAGGCTGATGCGGTCACAGATATGATGGTAGTACCATCCAACGAGTAATTAAGCCTTGGTGCGCCTGAGGTTTGGATATTCAACGCCCATGAGCGAGTGCCAGCACTAACGCCGTCTTTAGCTACTAATGTTTGAACTGTCGCAGGTGTCCAGTCGTCTAAAGCTACTTGAACTAATAGCGATATATCGCCTGTAATCTGGTTGGCTGTCGAGCTTGGTGTGCTGAAATAATCGCCAGATGCCACGCAGTTATAAGCGAACTTAGAGTTGCTGGAGTTAATCGCAATCGTTGGTATCTGTGTAATCGCACCGTTAATGATGCAGTTCGGGTTTGTGTATGGGAAATACTGAACGCCGTCAACGGCTGCCGGTAAATTGATTTGCTTGACTGAGATATTATCAACAACGCAGGTTGTTCCCGCCGTTGGGTTTTGAATAAATAAACTTGTCGCACCAACAGCAAACCAAGACAACGTGTAAGTGCCAGCGCTGTAATTGCCCCCGTATGGTGAAATACTTACAAACGCCGTACCAGATACCACAGTAAATGTGATTTGGTAGGAGAATCCAGAAATAGCGGGTGCTTGCGTAATACCGGCTGAGTCACCAACTAACGGTCTGGTTAATGATAATTGTCCGGCTGAAACGCTGGCAGTGCCGCCGCCTGTGGAGGTATTGCCCCAACTTGTTAATCCATTACTAAAATCCCCGTTAATCACCAGTTCATTTAGTAGTCCAGATCCTGACGCATTAGTCGACACATACTCACTCGGATTTTGGTTCGTCTGGCCGGTGACGTTTTCAAGCTGAGCGCCCCAGATGTAAACACTACCGAATCCAGAAACATTTCGATCTATTACAGCATATAAGTTATAAGCGCCGGCTGTTGTATTAGTAAATGTAAAATATTTTCTTGTCCAAGTGTTTGTGGGAACAAAAGAACTTGATATATTGGCACCAACCTGTAAATTTAAGGAATTATTTCCAGTATTAGCTAATACCCAAACTGATAAAACATAAGTTGTTGAAGCAGCTAAAGTTACAACTTGTATTGCACCACCAAATTGCGCAGATATAGTTGTCAAACTAGCAGTTTGAGTTCCATCAGGAGCGATAGTTGAATTTAATGTTGTAGTTGCTGAAGCGCTTGTCCAACCTGTTCCACCAATAGCCTGCGAATACGTCAGCAAGTTCTCAACTCGACGCATACCATCAAATCTGACTTCACCTGACTTGACGTTCTTAATCAGCCCTTCAAAGTCAGTGACAGTACCAGTGGTTGCGCGTGTGAATGATACTAGCGAACTAATAGCGCCAGACAATAAATTCAAATCCATTGCTGGCTTCAGGCCGCCAGTAGCACCCCAAGTACAAATCATGCTGTATAGAAAGCTGTCGCAGCTAGTGTGCCGGTGACTGTCAAGACTAAGCTTGTGCCAACTTCAAACGGCAAAGGATAGAATGTTGCAGCTGTTGGTGAAAAAACAGCTACTTTACTTGTTGCGCCATCGCTTACTGCCAAAGTGCCGGCTGATGTGCTAGACACGAAAACACCCAGCAACTTTAAGCCAGGCTGTGTAATTGTGGTTGTCGCTGTGAACGCTACTGCGCTACCTGCTTCAGTTACTGGATTAGCCATTATTAAACCCCTAAATTATTAATTTGATTGTGTGCGTGAATTTCAGCAACCTGCAATTGTGTATTTGCTTCTAATTGTGCTTTCCATTGCTCAAATTGCAAATCCTGTGCTTTTAACTGCTGCTCTTGCAATAGTCTAGCAGACTCTAATTGCTGTTCATGTTGAAATTTTAACTGCTCTAGCTGTTGGTCTGCTTGCATTTTAGCTTGTTCTAGCTGCAATTCAGCTTGTTTGGCTTGCATGTCCATCTGAGCTTTCATCGCTTCAGGATTAGGCTGTTGCTGGCCTTGTTGCTGTTTAACTTGGTCTAAATACTGCTCAAAATTAGCCTCCATCGTGCGGCCAATCTTAAATCCTCTGATGCCAAATAGCAGCATTTCACCCAATAATGGCGTTAATGATGGGCTTTGGCTTGCGGCTTGGACAGCTTTATCTAAGAAGCCACCAACAGCAGTCAAGAATTCAACACGCTCTTGTTTGTCTTGCGTTTGGTCAATCAATACTAGCGTATCTGTCTCAATATCGATGTTAAAGTTACGCATCGGCTCATTCTTAAGCAATTGAATCGCTTGCATAGCCAAGTTAGCATCCGCAGTCATTAAGATTCCGGACGCTTTTAGCAGTGTTTCAGGCTGATATTTGCTGCACATGATTTCGGCTTTCATTCTTAGCACGTCTTTAGCAAAACGCGCCATGTCGTCTTTCATATCGTTCAGACGTAATGAAGCAAACTGTGCCTTAATCTGTTGTGCAGTAGCTGTCTCAGCCGCTACCGATGCGCCGCGGATAATGTCAGACAATCCTGTGACTTCGTAAATAACTTGCTTACACGCTTCACGCGCTTGATATAGCTGTTGTAATGCGCCAGCAACGTCACCTAACGGAATAAACTGAATAGCGTTAGACAAACCGCCTTTCTCGATAAATGCTTGCCAGTTCTTTACTGGAATCATTACCGCATCATTACCTTCTTTCATCAGTCGCTCAACTGATGGCTCATCAGCTGCATAAATACCCATTACTTTCAAAGCACGGGTCAAATGCTGGATGCGTCCTGTAATGTCGTCAATCTCATTAGCTTGGTCTTGATACATCAAGAAATCGGCCACAGGAACAAGGCTGCCGGTTGAGATAGTAGCAAAGTAAGGCTTAGGACATGGGAAGAAATTATCTAATCCAAGTGGGTCATCACGGTGGTCTAGTACGGTGTCAAAGTGTCTACCAATCCAGTACACGCATTTTTTAGGCTTATCCCAGATTTCCCATACTTCAGCCTTTTTCAAAGCGTCTGTGGTTGTTTTCTCGCCATCTTTCTTATCAGGCGATACAGTTAGCGGCACTTCTCTAAACACATCACCAAAACGCTCTATGCCCTCATCCTGCGACATATAAACACGGCGAGCCACCCAAGTGACCTCATCCCATGTTCTAGCTGGCAAGTGCGCGAAATCCTGCCAATAAACGTAATCAACCGGCGATTGCTCATTTTCAATACGCTCTAGCGGTTCAGCCTCATAGCCTTCCCCACCAACCTCAACGTAATTGCTGATTTCTGGTTCAGCTTGTACTGTTTCAATAGTCGGCTCATAACGCAGCCATGCCACACCACGACCAGGCAGCAATCTATCATCAACAACATGGCTTAAAGTGGCGTGAAAGTCGCCATATTGTTTAATCTCGTAATCTAGCGCACGCTCTAAGATTAATGATGCCGTGCGTGAAATAGGGTCGCGGTCATTGAAACGCCGAGAAACCTCAGGCATTGGAGGCTTAGCGTAAATAGCTGGCTTTAGTGTGCGGACGTTAGACCAAAGAATGTTGAAGCGAGCGTCTGATTGAGTAGTATCTTTGCGCTCATCCCGATAGCGTTTAATGATTTCTTCGCCGCGTTCAGTCCACTTTTTGAACTGCTCGCTATAGCGTTTTAATTCATCATGCCACGGTGTGGCGTCTAATTTTTGATCCATGTCTTTATGCCGCTTGGGTAAAGTGTTGGCGCATTATACGATTTTTTGAACAATTGCAATACCTAAATTCTTTTAGTGCCTTTAGGTTTAGTTGAACGCCACAATTCTTCAAGGCTTTGCTCATCCCAGAATTTGGGCGGCTTAGGCGTATCTTGCGGCCTGACTTCCTTCCAGCTTAAACACGCATACCGAAACGCATCAGCATAGTGTGACGTCCAGTCATGAAGCGGTCTATCCCTGAAAACCTTTTTATCTTCATCGTATTGACGTTGATACTGCTTAAGCGCATCCATGCCTTCCCTGCATTTAGGGTCAAACCATGCGTCTCTGAGCGTCAAACGTGCTGCTTGTATGCCATCCATAAGCCCAAGCTCTGGAACAATGCGTGTGCGCCATCCTAGTGACTGGAATTGCTCTTGAATAGACCTGCCCGTCTGTAATGACTTAGCTTTGGCATCATGTGGCAGCCATAACCATTCGCCGTAATCATAGCCACGCTGCTTTAAAACCTCATTGTAATGGCTAATAGGCATCCCTGAATTAGAGTAGCAATCGATAAAACGTATCTCTTTGCCGGCTACTTGATACCACCAGATTGCCGTATCGTCCGACCAGCCTAAATCTATAGCAGCATGCGTTTTTAGTTCTCGGTCATAACACGATAGCACTCGATTAGTCTGCTCAACCTCGTACATTTCTTTACCGTAAATTGCGCCAGGTATAGCGGCATCAAAATCGCATTCCATCTCTTGCCGCCATGCATCATCAGACAATTCCTCACGCAACGATGCCAGCTCTTCCGCATCCAGCAAACCTGATTCTGTAGCTGTTAGCTTTAAATCAAACCAATCCTTACGCTGTGTGGCTTCATAGTATCGATCATAAAAGCTGTTCCGCCCTTTAGGTGTGCCAATGATAATCGCCCAGCCTTTTCTATCCGCTAATGCTGGCCGAATAACATAACCCCACACACTGGGTTTCCAATCGCCATATTCGTCAGCAACAATCCCGTCAAAATACAAACCACGAAGGCGATCCGCGTTGTCTTGTCCGAATAACTGCAACCTTGCGCCGTTTGGATAATCAATCCTTAATTCTGCTTCATTGATTTTAGTGTCTGGAATGGGGGCTGAAAACTTCTTAGCGTAATCCCATGCCACAGACTTTGCCTGTGCATAGTAAGGCGCAATGTAAGCATAGCGCCCGTCGTTAGTTTGATGTGTGCAGCAGGCTTTAATTAGTTCATTGATGCAAGCGACAGTTTTGCCAGCACGTCTATGCGCAACCACTACCGCCCATCGTTGTTGACGGCTGTGTAATGGCTTAAATGCGTCTCGTGGTTTGTAATCTATTTCTATTCTTTCCATGAAATAACTAAAGGCTTACCACCAGCGCCCTGATGCTCTTGCACTTGCGTTTCTTTCCATCCTGCTCTAGTTTTTAGCCAGAATATTGAAGCTGCTGTGTTACCACTCTTTGCCTGTTGAAATAATCCTTTAGCAATAGCAGCATTAGCATCTATTCGCCCATCGTCTAATTCTTTTTTATAGTATTTGACTAATGTGTCAGCACTAATGCCTATTTTGCTGGCGATATCTTCATGAGTTATACCAACAGAAGCCAATGCTTTAGCTAATTTGCGCGTCTCTTCTGTTGGTTGGTGTTCTTTACCTTGCGCCATTTATAACTCCGAAAGTTCCTAGTTAGTGACTACTAACAGATGAAAATTCAAATGTTGCTGTTAGTCTTGCATCTGAAGTCGCGCCTTTTAGCTTTAATTTACGCGCAGCTAATACACGACCATGCCCTGCAATAATCCCATCAGTTTCGTCAATTAATACAGGATTAGTAAATCCAAACTCTTTTATTGATGATGCAATTTGTGCAACTTGGGCATCACTATGCGTTCTGCTGTTTCTTGCGTAAGGGATTAAATCCTCAATGCTCTTATAAACTATTTGTGTTTCCATTAATCCTGCTCAACTCTAACATCTTGCCACTTTCCATTTACTTTTTGTTGTGCAACTAAAAATATATTACATCCCATGTCAATTGCTGAAGGATGCTCAATCCGTTGCATTGGATCAATTTGTAACCATCGAAGTTGCATTGGTTCCTCAACTTCTTTAGGTTTTCTTTTTCTCTTTTGCTCTAATTCTGATTCCATTGTAAATCCAGTATATAAGCCCGTTAATAATCTTAGTCTTTAAGTGTGGTTTCATCTATCTTAACCAATAGCGTTTCGATATAACCGCAAGCATCCATAAGTTCCTCTTGAAGATGTACTAACCACTCACGTTTTGTCAAGTCTTTTCTTTCAAGCGTTACGC